CCCAGGCGGTATCACCATCGATGCTCAAGGTAATGCAAGAATCATGGGTATTCCAGTAGTACCACATTCTTTGGTTACAGCTTCTAAAGCATATGTAATGGATACAACTAAGTTTGCTATTGCACAACAAAGCGGACTTGCTGTACGTTCAACTGAATTCGATCAAGATGACTTTATTAAGAACTTGATCACTTTCCGTTGCGAAGCAAGATGCGATTTGATGCAGTTCCAGCCTAGCGCATGTATCTACGGAGCGATCTAATTGCCCATACAAGATAAACTCTGGGAGGCCCGTAAGCCTCCCTTTTTTATACTATGCCATACTCATACGATTATTTTAAAGTAGATGTGGTAAATCACATCATCAAAAAGTTTCCGCATACCACAAAGATTTTAGATGTAGGTGCTGGTAGCGGTAAATACGGATCAATGCTGAGATATAATTTTAATCACATTGACGCAATAGAGATATTTGAACCATACATAGATCATTTCAATCTCAAATCAATTTATAACAATGTATACAATGCCAATATCATGGATTTTGATATTGACATGTATAATTATATAATAATGGGTGACATTATAGAACATTTATCAGTAGAGGACGCTCATAATTTACTCAGTAAAATTCATTTTTATAATAAGCAATGCTTGGTTGCAGTTCCATATAAAATGGAACAAGGTGAAGTATATGACAACATATACGAAACACATTTGCAACCAGATCTAACACAAGAAAACTTTTTATTTAGATACCCAATGATGAAACCATTATATATGAATGAATCATATGGGTATTATATAAACTATTAATTATGAATATTGTTGCTTCAATACATCTATATATGCCCCAACATTCGTGTGGCGCGGAATGGATGATCCACTACATACTCAAGCATTTGCAAAGCAAAGGGCATAATGTTAGAGTACTTTTACATCAAGCAAATAAATATAGAATTAAAAATAATTATGTTTTTGACGGCATTGATGTATTTCCTCCAAATGATAATGTCGTTGATAATTTAATGCGTTGGGGAGATGCAATATTTACGCATTTAGATTATACAAGATGGACAATTGGAGCTGCTGGTATGTTTAAAAAACCAGTCTTTCATTTGATCCATAATAGTCATCCATATCCAGAAATTATAGGTGCAAGGCACAATCAACATATTGTGTATAACTCTTTATGGCTAAAAAACCTATTGAATTACGAATGGCCTAACTTTATAATGACGCCTCCAGTTGATTATCGTATTTACGACTTAAAGATTGACCCAGCGAAAAACGAATACATTACTCTGATAAATACGAACGAGAACAAAGGCGGAAAGATATTTGAAGAGATTGCTAGAAAAATGCCGCATAAGCGATTTTTAGGCGTTTTAGGCAGCTATGATGAGCAAATGGATGCTAGGCTTCCAAATCTCAAATTAGTGCCAAATACGCCAGATATTATGCAGCACTATAAGCAAACTCGCATATTGCTCATGCCAAGTGAATATGAGAGCTGGGGCAGAACAGCAACTGAAGCAATGTGTAGCGGAATCCCAGTGATTTGCAGTGAGGCGGAGGGATTGAAGGAAAACTGTGGGAATGCTGCGATATACATAAAAGATCGTAATGACATTAAAAGCTGGACTAACGCAATTACTAAACTGGATGACAAAAAGGCCTACGAGGAAGCCTCTCGTAAAGCAAAAGCGAGATCCAGAGAGCATGATCCGCGAGAAACGCTTGATCAGTTTGAGGCCTGGGTCAGAGAAATGGTTAATAAATATTAGTAAAAATGGCGATATATATAAACGGAGTGACGATTGTAGCTGATGCTGTAGTGGAGCCAGTCAGTCTCACAGACGCAAAGAATTGGATGAGAATAGATTATACATCAGATGATTCTTTAATACAAGGACTTCTGAATGCGTCAAGAGTTCATCTTGAAAAACTGACTGGCCTTTCTTTTGTAAATAAACTAATTAGAACGAATTTTGAGTTGACTGGTACTGCGCCACTTGTGTGGATGGTTGATTTGCCATATGGACCGTTGGTTTGTGTGGATGAGTTAAAAATAAAAACTGGTATGAATACTTATACCACTTTGACTAAAAACGAAGACTTTGAGGTGATTGGTGGTAAGTTATGGATGTATACTCAAGGTATATACTCAGCTCTTTATCAAGGCGGATTTGGAACATTACCAGAGGATTTGGCGGATGATATTATGGCATTGACTGCATGGCAGTATGAAAACAGAGGTAAGAAGATGAATGCGGACAAAAGTTCACTTCTTAGTCAATATCCAAACTGGGATGGACTTAATTATCATCAATATAAAAAAGTTGTGATATAATGGCTTTAAAAGTTAAAGTCATAGGAATTGAGCAAAGTTTGAATAAAATAAAAACAAACTTTGAAAAAGCATCTAAAGAAATTGATGCGGAAATGTCTGCTATATCTGAAAGTATAGTTACAACTGCAAAACAATTATTGCCATCTGATTTAGGTCAATTAAGATCTTCATTATATAAAAAAGGATCCAACTTTCATTATGAGGTTGGAAGTAATTTATATTATGCTCCATATATTGAATTTGGAACTGGGCCATATGCTAAAAAATATGTTCCAACATTAGATAAAGAATGGCAAGTATATGCGGCAACATTTAAAAAATCTAAGCCTGGACATTCTATTCAACATCCATATTTTTATCCAAGCATAAAATCTTGGTTAATTGTTTTAAGAAGTAATATTAATCAGATTATAAAAAAATATGAAAGATAGTAGTAATAGTGTCAGAACTATATATGTTAATGCATTAAATGGAAATATATCATATAATGGTAAGGATGTGCCAGTATATGGTCAAGATCCATTTAAAACATTACCACAAAATTATGTGATCATTTCATCTATTACTGAGCAGGCTAATAATACTAATCATACATTTCAAAATATTGTTTCAGTTGACATAGATATATTTAGTGAACAATATAGAGTAAATGATCTTTCAGTGGTTGATGATATATCTGGTCAGATATTAAATATTTTGATTCCAGATACTGCAATTGATGGATTTTCTGACTCAAATTTTGTTGTATATCCAATGTCAAGAACAAATTCATTATATTTACCTTTGTATAATGGTGACAATTATGTCGCACGTAAAATAATAACAATCAACAATTTAGTAAACCAAAAATAAAACAACAATGGCACAAGTACAAGGTTCATTGCAAAACATCGAGATTGACGTAACTGGTGGGTCGTCATACTTAAACCTCGTATGTTTGCGCACATCTTCTGTAAATTCTACAGTAGATTCAACCACCGATCAAACAAACTGTGGCGTTCTTACAGCTGTAGGTGAGCCTCAAATGAGTTTGGATTTCGATGCAATTTGCGAAACAGCTCCAAGCGTTTCTCAAGTATCTTATAGCTCTTTGCTTACTGCATGGGCAAATAAGACAAAAGTTTCAGTTAGAGTACAAAACCCAGTAGTTACTGGTTCTTCAGCTGGTGCCGCATATTACCATCAATTTTATGGTTATATCACATCATTGACTATGAATCAATCTACAACTGAATTTATTAACTTCTCTGGAACAATTGCATCTACTGGTACAATTGACGTAACTGTTTAATTATGAATTATACTACTTTAACTATTAATGGAGAAAAAATTGGACTAAAATTTGGCATGGCTTCCTTTAGATATCTTTCTGAAGGAAAATTTGTAGAAGGAAAAGCATTCTCCAATAATCAACTTACTGAAATTGGAATAGCGCATATATTATATAGTGGCTATCAAAATAATTGTTTAGTTAAAGATATTGATGAAAAGTATTCTTTCGAAGACTTTGTTGATTTCATAGAATTAAATATTACTAATGAAAATTTTATGAATGAAATGAAATCAGTTATAGAAGTTTGGTCTAAATCTGATTTTATACAAGTAAATCAACCAGTTGATACAAAAAAAAAGAATACTCGTGGGAAGAAATAGAATCATTTGCATTTGGACAACTATCTTTAAAGCCTCGTGAATTTTATGAAATAAGTCCAAGGCATTTATCTTTAATGATTAGAGGATTTGAAGATAAAAAAATTGATTCTTATAAACAGACTAGGTTATTGATGTTTACAATGGTGCGGTTAATGGGGGATCCAAAATCCGCACCAAAAACACCTGAACAATTATGGAATCTTCCTGGTGATGAAGATATAAATAAAATAGATCAAGAAGAATATAAGAATATATTTAAAAGGTTAGCAAATGAGTGATCAAGGGGTAAAATATGTCATAGATGCTGATGTTTCAAATGCAGCCAAAAATATAGAAGATTTTTCCAAAAAATCTAGAATTGCTCTTACGCAATTAAGTTTAGTTGCTCAAGATTTACCGTACGGATTTATAGGTATACAAAATAACGTTCCATTTTTGGTAAAATCATTTTCTGATTTAACCAAAGAAAGTGGGGGTGTCATGGGTGCATTTAAGGCACTTGGAGCAGAATTAATTGGACCTACTGGAGTTTTATTTGCAGTCAGTGCAATAACAGCTGGGGTTACGGCATTAATACAAAAATATGGTAGTTTAGAAAATGCAATTGCTGCATTAACTGGTAACGTAGATAAGTTTAATATACGTTTACAAGCAGCTCAAAAATCATATGCAGATTTTAATAAAGAATCACAAGATTCAGTAAAAATTAGTAATGATGCATCTGCAAGTGTTCAAGGACAAATTTTAAAAGTTCAAACACTTACTGAAGCAATTAAAAGTAATACAACAAGCAGCCAGGATAAGCAAAAAGCTATACAAGAATTAAAAAAAGTAAGTGATGCATATTTTGGTTCTCTTTCTACAAAAGCTATTGATTTAAAAAAGCTGACAGATATTACTAATGAATATACTCAAGCATTAATAAATCAAGCTATTGCTAAGGGATATGAAGAAGAGATTGTTAGGACTACTAAAGAATTAAATGATCAAAATAGACTTTTATTAGATATTGTTAGCAAATTACCAGAACAATATAAACAAATAAAAGATTTAGCAAAAGAAAACCAAAAATATGGTGATTTTGGTGGGGGTATATTAAAATTTGCTCAAAGTGAAAATGCAATAAAATTAGCTACAGATAATGTAAATAAAAAGTTTTTAGATCAAGCTCAAGTAGTATCTGATTTAAATAAAAGATTAAATGAATATAGAAAGTTATTTAAAGATATAACTTTACAAACTCTTCCTTTATTAGAGTTTGAAGATCCAAAAGGGCCGAAAGCTAAAAAAATAAAAGAAGATATTATAGGTGTTTATTTCCCTACAATGGCTGAATGGGAAATAGAGTTTAGAAAACGTGCAAAACAATTCAGTGAATTAAATGCAAAATATGCACTTGATGTATTAGATTTTAAAGGAAAGCAAGCACCTGGTATAAAACAAGTTATTAGTCCAGAATTATTTGCTAGAAAAAAACAATTAGAAGATTTTTTAAAAGGATTAGAAAGTGATATAAAAGCAGCTTCAGCATTGATTGGCGGTGTTTTATTAGATCCATTAACTAATATGTTTAATGAATTTTTAAATACTGGTAAATTAACATTTAAAGAATTTGGTAAAGTAGTATTAGAAAACTTAAAAAAATTAACAGCACAAATTGTAGCAACTGGAATTATACAATTATTGGCAACAATATTTACTGGTGGATTTGGTGCAGCAGCTGGGTATGCTAGTGGAACAACTGGATTTCAAGCTGGTTTAAAATTATTTGGTAAAGCATTTGGGTCAGCATTAGGATTTAAAAGTATTGCAAATCCATCTTTCGGAGGAGTAGGTCCAGGCGGTCTTGCAATGTCGGGCGCAGTTAGTTTAAGTTTAAGAGGGTCGGATTTGGTAGGAGCGATAAATAGAACAAATACTAATATTAATAGAATTGGCTAAACAAGAAAAATATAGATTAGAATTTATAAACTGTGAAGGTGATACATGCCAAGTTCAATTTCATTTTGAAGGATGGACTGGCGGAGTAACTTATTTGACACCAGCTGCTAGACCATTTGTTTTATCTGAATATAATACTGACGAAAATTTATTTAAGGGTTATAGACCACAGCAAGCAACTATTAATATTGTTGCATCTGACTCATCGGTAACAATTGACAATTTTATTACTAATAGTGATGATGATATTTTAGTCATTTTTTCTTTTGGCTCCTTTTCATCCTATTGGTATGGGTATATATTACAAGATAATTTTCAAGAAACTTGGCTATCTACAAGTCATATTTTGACTTTGACTGCTACAGAAGGTGTAGGCCAATTGAGTGAAAAAGAATTTAGTGACGATGGGGTAGAAGTAGTTGGTAGAATAACGCCATGGGATGCAATAGGATATTGCTTACAAGATACAGTGCAAAATTTGATTCAATCACGAGTTTATAATAGTTTATATCATTCATCAATGGATGATACAAACACAGATATGTGTTTAGATCAGTGTTATTTAGATACAAGATCCTTTGTCATTGAACCAAGACAATATGAAAGCAAACTTGATGTATTAAATAAAATCAATACATCATTTTGTCAGACAATGTTTCAGTATAAAGGCCAATGGTATTTTCTTCGTTTAGAAGATTTATATATTCCTACAAATCAAAATTTGCGAGGTTTTAGAAATCAAATAGGAGGAACAAGAGCAACATCAAATAGAAGATACGATGCAAATATTGGAGTAAATGAAAGTATGAAGCCAATTACTCCAGAAATGCTTCGTTATATCATGCGCAGAACAAAGAAAGATATTGTTAGGCGTGAATATGAAATGTTTGCAGAATGTGTTCCAAATTCATCATTTACAAGAGGTGCATTACTAAGTGAAAATGCTTCACTTAGAGAATATACATTAGCTAACTGGACTTTTAATGAAGGTTCATTTAGTAGTCCAACCGTAGTAACAAGACCTTACGCGGTTGATGAATTGTTTATTGATACAATACTAAGTGAAAGAAATGCATTTTTTAGACTTGGAAATACCAATCCAAGTTGGATTATATCAGAATATTGTTATGTAAGAATATTTGATACATTAAACTTTTCATTTGATTATAAATATACTTATTTTCCTTCTGTTAATTATCCTCCAATCACAGTTCCAGTTAATATTTGGATTAATATAGCATATGTATTACTTGAAACTCCACTTGCTAATTATGTATTAGACTCAGATGGTCACTGGCATCAAGCAAGTGCAAACTTTGCTGGACTTCCTGAGGCTCCAGATTATAAAGTTGATAATACAGCTATTCAATTTAATGTAAATGATGGAAAAGATGTATTTGCTGATCAGTGGAATACATTTAATATACAATCAGATCCAGTACCAAATGCTGGTAAATTGAGATTTGTATTTTATGGTTTAGATAAACAAGGTTATTTAGATAATCAAATTAATATCAAAAATTTTCAGTTTCAGACTATACCAATATTTAACGTTGATGAAAGACGATCAAATATTACTGGACATGAATTTTATTACGAAAAAGCAGATAATTTAAGAAACGTATCTGAGAATATGATACATCTTGAAGATAACGTATCATATAATTTTAAGGGGACTTTATTTGAATCAGATGCTTTGACTTTAACAAACGCAGAATGGTTTAGATATAGATACAATACAGAAAGTTTCCCATTCATTCAGGAGGCTTTGATTGCATATTGGGAACATAACAAGTTTAATAGAAATAAAATAGATGTAAATTGTTATGGCTTAAAGTTTAATAGTGGAGCTGATCCAATTGGCCTTATAAACACATTTATTTTTGTTGACGATGATCCAGATAAAGTGTATTATGTTTTGAATATGCGTGAGATTGATTTTGATGCTGCTACATGGAGTGCAACTCTTATTGAGGTCTATGATACTCAAAAGGATCCTGGATCAAATATTACAAAGAACTTCCAAGCAGATGTCACTACTGGTACTTACTCATCTACGACTTATGTACCATGGACGATTGTAAGTCCTGCTGACTTTACGCTTGGTGGCACATCAAATATCACATATAACGGTGCAAATACAATAAATGTTAATATAACTTGTAATATATCTGGAGCCATAAATAGTGCAGGAGCTGCAAGTGTTGATTTTAAATTGGAGAAAAATGGCACGGCTATTAATACACAAACTGTATATATAAATAATAGTCCAGAATATTTTAATGTAGATTTGAGTACAAGTGGCATTACTTTAAATAATGGAGATATTTTGACTGTTTGGATGGATACAAATATTTATTCAATTGATTTAACTGGAGGCTCTATGAGTTTTAGTTATGTAACAAATACTGCACAAGTTTTTGATACTTATGTAGATAGATATTTAACAAATTAATATGGCAGAAGTAGTAAAATCAGAAGGTTTAGTTTTAGCGATTACAAATGTATCTGGCGAAGTATATCCTTTTGCTTGTACTAAAAATGCATCTATAAGTATTACTAGGGATTTCTTAGAACTTGCACCAAGGACAAATGGCATTTTTCGTGAATATTTGGCTAATAGATCATCATTCACAATTAGTGGTGACGGCCTAGTAAAAATGGTGCAAACATACATGCAACCTATAACTTTTTTTGATACATTTATTGAAGGCAGTGACAGTGAATATGTGGGATATTTAGATATGATTGATGCGTCAGGCAACTACAAAGTTTATACCTTTAATTGTATAATACAAGATTTATCTTTAACTTCTACTGTCGGTCAATCAGCAACTTACTCTTATACTCTGCAAGGCACTGGTCCTTTTACTGAAATTAGCGAAATTGATAGCTACACTGTAACTGCATCTTATATTCCTGCAAGGAATCCAACATCATATAAATTGGTGGCAGTTGGCATTGAGGGCGTATGGTATTATAACTATATAGTGACGCCAGCAGGTGGGGGACTTTACGACATTCTCATTGGAAGTCAATTTAACGGTAAAACAGCTAAAGCTGTATATATATCAATATAAAAAAAATATGTAATTTTAAGCGAAATGGAAGCAAATTTCTGGTTGGTTCTCGGTATACAAACTATAGCATTCGGACTCGGTGCTATTCGTATTTATACGGATATGAAAATAAAGCTGAGAGAGCATGATCTTAGGTTAAGAACTCTTGAAAAGAAAGAAGATGAGACCGTGGAACAATTTAAAGAGATTATGCAAGCTCTGAATGAAATAAAATTGCAATTAAAAGATAAAATGGATAGAATATGATAGGTGAACACAATATGGCTCCGATAAAAAAAGGTGATACATATGTTGTCACTTATTCATTTTATGAAGATGAATGCGAGAATACGCCACTCGATGTAAGTACATATAGCTTTAAACTCATGGCTAAAAACAGCTCAGGATCTACCATGTTTACATGGACCAACTCTGACTTTGTGGTTATTGACAACTATACAAGAAAAATCACTCTGACTCCTACTACAACAGCAGCTTACACAGCTGGTGAATTTGTCTACGAACTAGAGGTAACCATATCCTCAAATAAATATACTTGGATGCAAGGTTATGTTGAAGTTCAAAACCAAATAACATCGTGATTGTAGTAAAAATTGCATATAGCTATACAATGCCAGTGATTAAAGTAACGTATGACGTTACTGAGGTCAATATCTCTGGCGGTAATCCAAGTCCAATTTATGTGAACTTGGATTATAATGCATCTGGAGCAGCTACGCTTCTGACAAGCGTTGGCCTCAGTATGCCGACTGGGTTTAGTGTGGCTAATAGTCCACTAACGCAAAGTGGCACTTTGGCGGTGACGTATGCGAGTGGTTATAGTTTACCAAGTGATGCGGAGCAAGCAACTTGGGACACTGCATATAATAGGAGCTTGACTGCTGCAAATGTTAGCGGTACGACAACCAAGACACTTACCCTAACAAAGCAAGATGGCTCAACATTACAAGCAAGTTGGTCTGATTATGATACTGCACCAGTGACAAGCGTTTTTGGAAGGACTGGCGATGTGGTGGCTACTGAAGGGGATTATAACTTAACGCAACTTGGTGATGTAACAATTACCTCGCCATCTACCAATCAAGTGCTTAAATATAATGGCACTGCATGGGTGAACGGAACGGATACGGATACTGGTCTTACAAGTGTTGGCTTATCTATGCCATCAGCATTTACGGTGAGTAATTCGCCTTTGACTAGCAATGGCACAATCGCAGTGACTGGTGCTGGTACAACTTCTCAATATGTTCGAGGTGATGGATCGCTTGCGAGCTTTCCGACAATAGTGAGTGAGGCACAAACGCTCATTCGTGAGGTTTACAACGAGACTGGAGCAACTCTTACAAAGGGAACAGTAGTGTATATAAACGGTGGTCATGGAAATTTACCTACTGTTACAAAAGCACTTGCCGTAGGTGATGCAACAAGTGCGCAGACTTTTGCAATTGTTCAGAGCGATATTACTAACATGAACAATGGATATGTGGTTGTGGCTGGTGGTATTGGTGATTTGGACACGCAAGCATACGCTGCTGGTACGGCTCTTTATTTGAGTGGCACAACGGCTGGTGCTTATACCTCAACAAAGCCTTATGCGCCAATACATTTGGTTTATATAGGTGTAGTGGTGAGGTCGCATCCAACCCAGGGTGTTATTGAGGTTAAGATACAAAACGGTTATGAGCTAGACGAGCTGCATAATGTATCTGTACAATCACCAAGTGATGGTATGATCATAAGTTATGTGGCAGCGACAAGCCTTTGGACAAAGACAAACACAATTGATTTAGGAACGTGGTAATTTAAAATATATATGCCAAATTTATTAAAGTTAAAAAGAGGTACTGCCGCAACAATTCCAGTTGGATCTGCTGCCGAGCCTTTATTCACAACGGACACATACGATCTTTATATTGGTAAAGGGAATGGAAGCAATCAACGCTTTCAAAAGTATATTGCGAGTGGTACATCTTCGCAGTTCATAAAAGGTGATGGATCGCTTGATAGCACATCTTACCAAACGGCACTTACTTTTAGTTCGCCTTTGGTGAATACAAGTGGTACAATTAGCATCCCAGCCGCTACTGGTAGTGTGAATGGATATTTAACAAGTACCGATTGGACAACTTTTAATAGCAAAGAGCCAGCCATCACTGCTGGCACTTCTTTACAATATTATAGAGGCGATAAAACCTTCCAAACGCTCAATACAAGTGTAGTGCCAGAGAGTGGTGCTATTTATTTTACAGAGCCTAGGGTTCTTGCAACGGTACTAACTGGACTTAACTTAAGTGGTGGTGGTACAATTGCTGCGACTGATAGCGTGTTAACTGCATTTGGTAAGATTCAAAACCAAATTAGTGGCATCGCTGGTGGGGTATCTTATCAGACAACTTGGAACGCAAGTACAAATACTCCTACTCTTACATCAAGTGTAGGTACAAAAGGGTATTATTACGTTGTAAGTGTGGCTGGTTCTACTAACTTGAACGGCATCACCGATTGGAAAGTAGGTGACTGGGCAATCTTTAATGGTACAACGTGGGATAAAGTTGATAATACAGACGCCGTAAGCTCTGTGAACGGATTTACTGGTGCGGTGAATCTTGGACTTGGTGATATTAGCAACGTAACTTTAACGAGTCCGACAAATGGGCAATTATTGCAGTTCAATGGCACATCAAGTAAATGGGTGAATTGGACACCAACTTATATAAGTGGCAACCAGACAATAACATTGAGTGGAGATGTGAGTGGTAGTGGAGCAACTGCAATCACTACAACTATTGGAGCTTTAAAGGTTACTAATGCCATGCTTGCTGGTACTATTGACTATGCAAAGATGGATGCTACAACCGTTCCAACTTGGAATCAAAACACAACTGGAAGCGCAGCAACTCTTACAACTGCTCGCACATTAACAATAGGCGCAACTGGCAAAACATTTAACGGATCGGCTAACGTATCGTGGAGCTTGGCAGAGATTGGTGCATTTGCCAATCCAATGACTACGCTTGGCGATATTATATATGGTGGTGCTTCTGGTGCAGCAACAAGACTTGCTGGAAATACAGTAGCTTCAAAAAGATTTTTAATACAGACTGGCGATGGTACTAATAGTGCTGCTCCTTCTTGGGGTTCAATTGCTGCTTCTGATGTACCTACACTCAATCAAAACACAACTGGAAGTGCCGCTACGTTAACAACTGCAAGAAATTTCACAATCAATGGTACTGCAAAGTCTTTTGATGGCTCAGCTAACGTAAGCTGGACTGCTGCTGAGATTGGACTTACATCTTACCTTCCTTTATCTGGCGGTACTCTTACTGGCGCATTAAGCGGAACGAGTGCTACGTTTAGTACAGAAGTTACAAGTTCTGGAAGTCAAGGTAGATTTGGTGGATGGGCAACTGGTGCTGGATATCAAGGTGCTGCTTTAGAAGCTGGTGTATCTGGTGGAACTGCAACATTACTTGGTTATAATAGGACAACAAGTGCATATATACCATTAACAATTGGAGGTAACACAAATCAAACAACAACAATAGGAGGAAATACTATTGTTTTACAAAATAATGGTGTTACTGCATTATCAATTGCCTCAACTGGCGCAGCTACGTTTAGTTCGAGTGTGACGGCTGGGGGACAAATCAAAACAACATATACATCTACTGACGCTTCTTTATCAAGTGATTCAGGAGCTGGTTTAAATTTAGTTGGTAGTAGTGGGGTAAGATTAAATTTTGGAACTCTTGCAGGTTCACCATATCATTCATGGGTACAAGCAAGTAATGGTTCTGGAACTGCTTACGGAATTTTATTAAATCCATTAGGCGGCAACGTCGGCATCGGGACTACTTTGCCATTAGGGCCAATTCATGCAGTTAATGGTTCAAACTATTCTGCACCAGCTACAACTGGAAATTCAATTGGTCATGCAATATTTGGTAAATTAACAGATAGTGGAATTGCAATTGGTAGTTATCGTGGTTCTGGTACAAGTGGTTATACATGGTTTCAAGCACAAATATTAGATGCTGCACAATACAATAATAATATAGTATTTCAACCCAATGGCGGCAATGTCGGCATCGGGACTACTTCGCCGAGTGCATTATTACATGTAGCAAAAGGTAGTTCAGGAGAAGTAGCAAGATTCTCTGCTCCAAATGCATATGTTCCTTATATTATAATTGGCAGACCTGATGTAGCAACAGAAGGTATGAAGCTAACTTATGATTCTAATAATGGTGATACAAGTTTTGAAACAGTTGCCGCTCATAATATGTTATTTAAAAATAACAATACCGAACGCATGCGCATCACGAGTGGGGGGAATGTATTAATTGGTACTACAACTTCCGCAGGTGCAGCAATTTCGCTTCAAGCTACATCAAGTGCTTATTCTATTTGGTCAATAAATGATGCAACTGCAAACTATTCTCAATTCTATTTTGGTGGAACGGCATCATCAGGTTATCAATTTATTCGTTCTGATGGAAGAAGTGGCGGATGGATATCATTAGGCACACAAGATACCGAACGCATGCGCATCACGAGTGGGGGGAATGTCGGAATCGGGACTACTTCGCCGAGTAATAAATTAGAAGTTGTAATAAGTTCTGGCACGTATAATACTTTATTCCATAATAGTTCTACATCAACTTCTGAATATAATGCTATAAGAATTACACAAGGTGCATCAGGTTCTGCAACTGTATACTTGGGAACTGGTGGAAGTGCAACTGCTAATACTGCATTTAGAAATACATTTGTTGTTGGTACACAATCAAATAATGATTTTGTATTAAATACAAATGATACCGAACGCATGAGAATAACTTCTGGGGGAGAACTTCTCATCAACACCACAACAGATAGCGGAGCGTATTACTTGCAAGTAAATGGTTCAGTCTATGCCACTGCTTATTACGAATCATCTGACATCAGACTTAAAAATGTTCTTACAAACTCATATAGCGAGAACTTTAGCGCAATCGAGTTCATGTGGAAAGACAAAAGAGATGAGAAAAAGCATTGGGGATATGCAGCCCAAGATGTACTTAAATACATCCCAGATGCAATCGAGATGAATAACGATGGCATGATGACCGTAAACTACAATGAGGCGCATACTTGGAAGATAGCGCAACTTGAGAAGGAAATCCTTGAATTAAAAGCAAAGATTAAATAATGGCAACAACTTGGGATGGTAACGCATATAACCAATTGTGTACGCTGCAAGCGTTGAGAAATGCTTGTAGTATAGGATATTATAAATATACAACCTTGCCGGCAAATACAACCGAGATTGCTACCATTGGAGATGTAAATACGGCAGCCGTAACATATTATAATGATTCTGCTACTACATTAGTATATGGAACACTAACTGGATATAGCACATCTCAATGTATATCTAAAAACTTACTTGATATAGGTGCTTATTGGTATAATGGAACAACGGCAACGGCATCTGGAACGGCTGGATCACTTGCTATGATTTATTCAAGTGGTACATCAACACTATTTGCCATTGGATGCCAACTATATTCAAATCGTGCAAGGACTACAACACAAACTTATGGCACACAAGGATGGGTATATATGGGAAGTTCGAGATGGGCGAAAGTGAGTACGGCTGGAGTAATTTTAGATATATTTGCGGCATAATCATTAAATTAGCAAAAATTAAACACTATGACTTACAAAGAACTGCTTATTTTAATTGAGAACATTAAACTCAACATCGGACAACAAGAGACAAAAGGACAAAAGAAGCTATTTAAAATCTACGAAAAGCTCAAGCCATCTATTGATGAGTTCCAAGCAAAGATCGAAGATATTAGGCTTGACCACGCTGCGGTAGATGATAAAGGCAATTTGATCCTAAACGATAAAGGAGAATACAACTTTAATAAAGAAGGATTAAAAAAGTTAAAAGCCGAGTTAAAGAAGCTCGAAGATAGTGAGTTTGAGCATAAAGTGATTGAGGTAGCCAACCCAGGCGGACTTGAGCCATATTGGTTCTTAGAAGGATGGACAAATGGCGTTCAGTACGTTAAGCCAGAGAAAGAACAAGAAGAAGAATTATAATGAGAATAAATAGGTCATTAATAACAAACTTTGATCAAGACTTAAATGCAAGTAATTTAATATTTGCTTATGAGTCTAAAACGGCTAATTTCACAATTACCGAGACCAATGGCCTAATCACATATCTCGTAAATGCAACATCAGGAGCTATTACAGTCACGCTACCAACGGCGGCTGATAATGGCTCTTATTTTATTATAAAAAAGACCGATGTTACCGCAAACGCAGTTACAATAGATGCTTATAGCAGTGAAACAATAGACAACTCTACCACTATTGCTTTATATGATCAATATAATTACATAGCAATAGTGAGTAATGGAGTGAATTGGGTAGTAGTAGATGAATTTAGAAATGAAATTTGGACATGATCACGCAAAAATTACGCTTAAAAATACCATCAAAAGTTCTCGATGAATTGCCAAGCGTGATTGATACGTTTAAGATCAACTCTATTAATAAGCTATCAAATTTCCTTGCACAGTGTGCGCATGAGTCAGGTAACTTTAAATTTGTTACCGAGAATCTCAATTATAGCGCAGAAGGACTGCTAAAAATATTCCCAAAATACTTCTCCAAAGAAACGGCGGAGATAGCGGCTAGAAAGCCAGAGATGATAGCAAATATTGTCTATTCTAACCGTATGGGTAATGGTGACAAGGCAAGTGGAGATGGATGGAAGTATAGAGGCAGAGGTTACATCCAATTGACTGGTAAAGTAAATTATTCCCAATTTGGGAACTTTATCGGAGTTGATTTATTAAAAGACCCAGATTTAGTAGTTAGCAAATATGCACTTACGTCTGCTGCCTGGTTTTTTGAATATAAGAATTTGTGGCTTTTGGCCGATAGAGGAATTGATGATGAAACCATTAAGCACTTAACCAGACGAATCAACGGAGGACACAATGGCCTTGAAGATCGCATATCTAAAACAAAAACTTTCAATTCACTATTATGCTAAAATACTTACCCATTATCATTCTATTCTCATCATGCGTAACCTCAAATAAAGTTAAGAGGTTTATGCTATTGCATCCAGAGAAAGCTGCCGAGTATTGCCTTGAGCAGTTCCCACAAGAGAGCAAAATCGACACGATTCGAGTTGTCAAGGATTCCTTGATTGTTGACAAAAGCATTGATACTCTATACAAATGGGTAACTGATACAAAATACATTGACAAAGTATCGTTCAAAGACAAGATAAAAAAAGTTATCGTTGCCTCACATGATACTATCATCATCAATACTACCAAATGGGATGATAGATATAAAGTGCTATACGAAAAGAAGTCAAAGGACTACACAATACTTGAAGAAAAGCACGCAAAGAAATCAAAAGCATTATTTTGGACTTGGCTATGGATTGGGCTAGTAGGCGTAGGATATATGGCCTATAAACGCTATCTATGACTAAAAGAAAACGGCTCTATTTTGACATAGAGACTTCGCCAAACATTGGTCTATTTTGGGAGGCTGGTTACAAAAAGAATATAGATTATTCTAATATTATCAAGGAGCGAGCCATCATTTGCATTTGCTATAAATGGGAAGACTCAAAGCAAACAGAGGCATTGACCTGGGATTCCAAGCAATGTGATAAAAAAATGCTTGAAAAGTTTGTCAAAATTGCCAATACATCAGATGAATTAGTTGGGCATAACGGCGACAAATTTGATTTAGCCTGGATAAGAACACGATGCCTATTTCATGGGATTGGAATGTTTCCAAATTATGTTACTATTGACACACTAAAAGTTGCACGAAATAAGTTTCGGTTTAACTCAAATAGGTTAAATTATATCGCTAAATTCTTAGGTATTGGTCAAAAGATTCATACCGAGTTTGATCTATGGAAGGCTATTGTACTTGACAAGGATAAAGTAGCCATGGATAAAATGGTCAAGTATTGCAAAATGGATGTGGTACTGCTAGAAAAGGTTTATAAGCATTTAGCGACTCATATAGCACCAAAAACGCATTATGGTGTAATATTCGGTCAAGATAGGGGAACTTGCCAAGAATGTGGCTCTAATGAGCTTATAAGGCATTTGCAAAGGATAAATGCAAGTGGTATAAAGAAAATAGTGTATCAATGCAAGACTTGTGGGAAGTATCATACCAGGACTGACAAATGAGAATCCGCATAAAATATCGCAAACTAGGTAAAGAGAAGGTGTGGGGTGTTGCTCATAGCGATGGACTCATTGAGATAGAGGAGCGACTCAAGGGTAAAAAGCACCTTGAGATCATTGTCCATGAGGTGCTGCATTTGTTATGGCCAGAAGCGGATGAGGAGGAAATAGTCAAAAAAAGCGTAACTTTAACAAAGATTCTTTGGAAAGAAAATTATAGAAGGGTTGAGCCACATGAGGATCAACCATTACAAGATGGAACAATATGAAAAAATTAATTAACTGGTTAAGTGGCTTCGTATCAAAAGATGGCGAAGCATCAAGCAAAAGGCTTGTTGGCATTGGATGTGCAATCTTTCTGTGCTATGCACTTGTAAAGGCTGGTGAACATCCACCAAGTGACGCACTCGTATGGGCGGTGGCTGGACTTGCTGCGGCTGCGCTTGGGTTCACGAGTTGGGAGAAGAAGCAATAATAGGTTAGTAAATTGAGCAGAAACTGCTCAATAGCTATTTTTCATAAGCGGTTGGTTAAACGCCCCTGGTTTCTACTAGGGGTTTTTTCATCTAATTAAGTGCAATATATCGCCCAATTTGAGCCGATTATGGTCGATATTCGGCTCATTATTGAACTATCTGGAATTTACGGATAGTTGATAAGTACCAAAAAGTGTGATATGAGGCACTTTTTAGGTACTGAAAAGTGTCGAAAACGTTTTCGTAATATAATTTGCTTAGATAGTTTTGTTTATATTATATTTGCATAAACAAAAACACATTATATGGATTTGATTCAAAAGATTAGCGATTTACGAAAAGCGAAAGGTCTAAGCCGAGAAAAATTGGCTGCGGCATGTGGACTTACTTCACAAACAATTTATAGAGCTGAGAAAACTGGTAAAGTGACTTTAACTAACTACAATAAAATACTTCAAACTTTACAATCTTATGGTACTAATCATTCTAGTCTTTAGTGCTATCTTGGCATTTGTATTTTTGCCGAGTTCAAAGCCTTTTAAGAAAAAGAAAGTTAGAATAGATCGCAATGATAAATATAAAATCCCACCAGTATTTTGGGATGAATATAATTGGCTTCAGATGAAGATTTATAAAATGGAGCGTCAAGATACTGACACTGTACAAGCCAGGATCAATGAGTTCATTTATAAATACGAGCAATTTGTAGAGTTTAATGTGTTCAATGAAAAAATATCACATTTGCTATCAGCATATCAAAGAAGAGTTTCCTTATTACTTAACAATAAACATTTAGAACATGGGACTTCAGTCTAATCAAGGTTCTGGCGTTTTCCTATCCATCTCGAATGGTAAATTAGTACGCCAATTCAAATCTCCTACTGACCATTCAGTTTCTAGAGTAAACAAAGCTGGCAAAGAGGTACATGAAGAGTTTTATGACTCTCTCATAGGCCAGATCAAAGACCTCAAAACCAAAGAGACAGAGTATGGTAAGTTTTGGGTGATCACTGTCACTGATGGTAGTATCAACTACATGCTTGAGATGAAATACTCAAGCGGTTATTCAGTGAGCTTTTTAAAGGCATTGCCAAATGTAGATCTAAAAAAGCCAGTGACACTTTCTCCTAAACTTTACATTGACGGAGATAAAAAATCATCAGTGCTATTCATTAACCAAAATGGTGCGGCTATCAAGCATCACTTCACGAAGGACACGCCCAATGGCATGCCTCCCCTTGAAAAGATCAAGGTGAAAGGGGTAGAGACATGGGATGATACCAAGCGTATGGAATTTTTGGAAGATTATGTGAAAACACATATCTTGTCAAAGATATCTGTCCTCCCAGAAGTAAGCGAGGAAGAGGCACCATTTTAATTGGTTTGTTTAGGGAGTTGCAAGTGCGGCTCCCTATTTTTCACTTCGCTCATAATATTTTTTAACTTTTACTAAAAACATTTACTATGACTAATTTTATCATCGACCAAAATAAAGGTCGTATCGAGTTTATCGACTCACGTTTTTATCTTTTGCCAGATGGAGGCTACGTTCCATCAGTTACAACAATTTTAGAGGCTTTCCCAAAAGATGCGAGCTATTTTAAATGGCTTAAAGATGTTGGTGGTGACGCTGACATGATTCGCGACGAAGCAGGACGCAGAGGCTCTGTAGTCCACGAATTGACCGAGCAATATGACGCAGGAGAGGAAGTGACTTTTGTTAATCAGTACGGAAGTCCGCAGTACAAAATGCTTGAGTGGTCTATGTTTGAGCGTTATGTTGACTTTTGCAAGAATCATAATCCAAAAAACGAAATGGTAGAAGCTCACATGATTTCTAAGAAATTAGGATTTGCAGGTACCATTGATAGGGTTATTGAGATGAATGGCAAATATATCTTAATGGATATAAAAACATCTAACAGCATTTATCCATCTTATTGGTTGCAACTTGCTGCTTATAACGAACTTATTAAAGAATTGAATATTGAATGCGATCAGGTAGCCATTTTATGGCTGAACGCAAAGACTCGGACGAATGGAAAGAACGGAGCTATACAAGGTTTAGGCTGGCAGTTAGTTAGCCGAGATATGAAAGAGGTAAAGAAGGATTATAAACTATTCAAAAGCACATACGAGCTTTGGAAGTTCATGAACGAAGACATCAAACCAAGAGAGATTAGTTACCAATTAAAACATAAGAAATGAGAGATTCAATTACCAATCGTATAATAGAACTTATTGAAACCCGTGCTGATAAAGGCTTGCAGACATATGGCGTGACAATGGATAGAGAGGATTTGGATTTGGATGCATGGTTTGATCACGCAATAGAAGAAGCACTTGACTTAGCTATTTACTTAATGAAAATAAAAACAATCGCAAATGAAAACAACACACAAAGTAGGTGAGTACATCACCGTCAACCAAATGAGAAGCCAGGTATGGTGGAGAATGATCAACGGCAATCTTTATTTTAGACACAATGGAAAATGGATGGACAAGAGCCAGTTCAACAATGTGTTTCCTAAAATGGAGTACAAAAGATTTAATGATAAAGGAGAGAACCCAGATTGGAAAAAGAATTTATGATTTACCAAACCATCCACGAGATAATGAACCCATTCGATGTTGAAACACCGATTGGATATGGTGTGGCTCTTTTTATGATTTCTGGTTCAATACATTCAAATCCGCAGTTTATCGTTAGGTTTTACCACACTGGTGAACTGCGGACTATTGATCAGAATGATATAAAAGTTTACGGGAACCCATCGAATGGAGAAAAATTAGTTCCAAATACTATTACAGTAAAGCCATGTTAAGAGACTACCAAATAGAAATTAGTGATAGGGCTGCTGTCATACTTCGAGAGAAAAAAATTGTGTATTTAGCGATGCAAGTTCGAACTGGCAAGACTTTGACGAGTTTAGCAACGGCTTACAAATATGGTGCAAGCAAGGTTTTGTTTGTCACGAAAAAAAAGGCAATATCCGATATCATCGATCAGTTCCACCAAGCTGGGTTTGACATTGAGATTAAAGTTGTCAATTATGAATCTCTGCATAAATATGACTGTAATTATGATCTTATTATTTTAGATGAGGCGCATGGTCTAGGAGCCTTTCCCATGGCGAGTTTGCGAGCAAAAGAGGTGAAAAGGATAGCGGAGAAAAAGCCCATTATTTACCTTAGTGGAACCCCTACGCCAGAAAGTTATTCACAAATCTATCATCAACTTTATGTATCTTCATTTTCCCCTTTTAAAAAATATAAGAACTTTTATCAGTGGGCTAAGGATTTTGTACATGTCAAACAAAAGTTTTATTTCAATCGAGCTGTTAATGATTACTCGAATGCGAAAGAAAAAGAAATAAAAGAAATAATTGAACCGTATATGATCACATTTACTCAAGAAGAGGCTGGCTTTGACTCATTTGTAGATGAAAGCGTTTTATATGTTAAAATGGATGAAGCAGTATATAAGCTTGCTGATTATATGCGTAAGCATAAGATTGCAAAAAATAAAGATGGCGAAACTATTCTTGGCGACACTGAAGTGAAATTAATGATGAAGCTTCATCAGATTTATAGTGGCACTGTCATCGTTGATGAGCCAACTGGATTACATAAGATTATTGACTATACAAAAGCAGAATTTATCAAGCAGCATTTTAAAGGAAAGAAGATCGCTGTGTTTTATAAGTTTAAGGCTGAGTATATGGCACTGTTTTGGGCTTTTGATAAGAAAGTTACTTTTGACGCAGAGCAGTTCAATAACTCCGATGACCTGGTTTTTGTATCGCAGATCGTTTCTGGTCGTGAGGGTTTGAATCTTAGTTCGGCTGATGCGCTTGTGTTTTACAATATTGACTTCTCTGCTGTTTCATACTGGCAGAGCAGAGCAAGAATTCAGACAAAAGATAGGACAAAGGAGAGTAAGATATATTATGTATTTGCAGAGAAAGGAATTGAAGATAAAATTTATAAGGCTGTGATGGATAAGAAGGATTATACATTAAGTCACTTTAAAAAAGATTTCTTATGATTCATTTAAAAATGGTAGTAATAATACTACTCTATGCAATGCATTTCTTTTTTGTATGCATACCATTATTTTTTACAATTATTATTGGACTTGAAATATCATACGCATTAAAATATATTTATGAGAGAATCGCAGTTACAGACAAAAATCCGCAAAAGGCTTGAAGAGCATCATTGGTTAGTCATTAAGTTGATACAGACAAATAGGAACGGCATACCTGACCTTATGTGCATAAAAGGAGGCAGAGTTATGTTTCTTGAAATAAAAACTCCAGAAGGAAAGGTGAGTGAATTACAACAGCATATGCTTGAGAAGCTCAATGCATGTGGATGTCACGCACGAGTAGTGCGTAGCCTTGAAGAAATAGATGTTTACTGTGGGAAAACTTTTTAGCAGCGATGAAATGCTGCTCTAAAACTAAATTTTTATATGAACTATTTAGAACTTGGACTCAACTGTATTGCCGTTAATGAAAATAAAAGGGCGATTTTCCCTTGGAAAGACTACCAAAGCAGAATGATAACAAAGGCGGAGTTTGACATGCAGATGTCAGACCCAAAGACGAAAGGAGTCGCTGTGATTTGTGGATCTGTGAGTGGAGGACTTGAAGTAATTGACATTGACACTAAATACCAGACATATGACTTATGGGAGAAAATTAAGACGAGATTACTTGAAGGAATATATGCTAAACTACATATCGTCAAGACTCGAAATGGAGGATATCATTTATACTATAGATGCGAGGTGGTTGAAGGCAACACTAAGCTTGCTAACAGACCAGCAAGTGCAGAAGAAATTAAAGCAAATCCACACCTTAAGGCTCTCACAATCATTGAAACAAGAGGTGAAGCTGGCTATGTCGTTGCTCCGCCTACAGAAGGTTATGAAGTCATCCAGACAAGTGGTATACCAGTGCTTAGTGTCGAGGAAAGGGAACATCTCATGGAAGTTATGCGATCGTTCAACGAAGTGGTCGAGGAAGAGATCGTTGAAGCAGCGCATCGACCTTCACCAAAAGAGTACGGCATCTCGCCGTTCGATGAATACAACCAAAGAGGCGACATTGAAGCATTACTTACGAAACACGGCTGGAAAAAAGTGGGTAACGGCGGGGCGAGGGCTTACTATCTACGGCCAGGTGGGACATCATCCCATAGCGGGTCATATAATATGGAGATGGGGTTGTTCTCGGTCTTCAGCACAAACACTCCCTTCAAAGTTGGCAAAGGCTATCGACCAGCCTCCGTATATGCTATCTTAGAATGCAATGGTGATTTAAAGGCGGCGGCTCGGAAGTTGCTGGATGAAGGATATGGTGAGCGGAAGGGATTGAGCAGAGTTGACGCCGATTTGGTAAAGATGAAAGTAGAAGGGATTACCAATGAGGATTTGGTAAATTATTTGATCAATAGGAAAGATTACACAAAAGAGGAGGCTCACCTCAAGGTAAAGGAACTAAAAAAAAACTACGGTCCCGATTTGCGAACGTTCTGGGACGTTAAGTTTAAGAACAAAGAAGTCATACCCTCTATAAACCGTTATAAGCTACAAAAATTCCTCTCTGAGGTCGGAGGGTATAAATTATACTTCTATGACAATAACAGCCAAATTTATAGGCTTATACGCGTTAAGGATGGGTTTGTGGAAGAGAGTTCGAGTGAACATATTAAAAAGTTCATAAAGGGATATATTGATAGGTTGGATTCGAGTTTGGTGGATGGTGTTTCGCAGGAGAGTTTGCTTGAGTTGATATACCAAGGCAGTTCGATTTTATTCTCGGATGCTTTTTTTGAGTTTTTTGATCGGGCTGAGTTAAACTTTTTAAGTGATACAAAGAATGCTGCTTACTTTCCGTTTAAGAATGGAGTGGTAGAAGTTAAACAAGATGGAGTGAGGTTAAGGTCGTATGGTGAAATGGACTCTGTTATTTGGAAGTCCCAGGTTATAGATCACCATATAGTTTTGGAGTCGGATCTTGACATGGATAAGGTAGAATATTGGAGGTTTTTGAAGTTTATAAGTGGTGAAGATGATGAGCGTCTTGTTTATGCTTGTGGACTGATTGGGTATTTGTTGCATAAGTACAAAGACCCAGCTCGGCCGTTTTCGGTGATACTTTGCGAAGAGACTGAGAATGAAGCCAAAGGTGGCGGGACTGGTAAGGGCATTTTCGTGAAGGCTTTATCGTTTTTGAACAATACTGTGCGAGTGGATGGCAAGAACTTTAAGATTGATAAGAACTTTGCTTTTCAGAGGGTTGATTTGGATACGAGGATCTTGGCTATTGAGGATACGAGGAAGAACGTGGATTTCGAGGGATTTTATGCGATTATAACGGAAGGTATCACTGTAGAGAAGAAAAACAAGGACGAGCTGTTTATACCTTATAAGGATTCGCCTAAAGTGATGTTTACTACAAATTATACGTTGCCTTCGAGTGGTAACCATGCTAAAAGGAGGCAGAAGGTGTTGGAGTTCGCACCATATTTTGGGCTTGATAAGACACCTGAGGATGAGTTTGGACATAAGCTATTTGACGATTGGGATAAGGATGAGTGGAATAGGTTTTATAATATGATGTTTGAGTGTGTCAGAGATTACCTGGAGAATGGGGTTATGGAGATGGAGAAATCAGACAAGCTGATTAGAAAGCAGATCAAAGTTCAGTTCGGGGAAGAGTTTTTGGAGTACCTGGTTGGGGTGCTGGAAGAGGGGGATGAAAATTGGATTTCTCAGGAGCAATTATACAACGATTTTTTGGCGATGGCAGGGTTCGAAAAGAAGGATTATTCGGTGAAGCGATTTTCAAAAGCAGTGGAAGAATCGTGTACCCTGATGGAAATATCGTGTACCCAGAAGAGAGAAAAGGCGTCCCAAAATCGAAAAGTTTACAAGTTTAGTAAGATAAAAGTAGATGATGTTGAATTGTTCTAAAGGTTTTTGTTGGACTTTGGGGTTTTTGGTACGCGATTTTTGGGTTTGGTACGCGATTTTTCGAAAAAGTACGCGATTTGGTACGCGATTTGTCGTTGATAATCAACGCGGTACGCGATGGACGCGATTTTTTTCTACTTTTATGTATGAGAAAAAAAATACAAATGAATCTGTGGGGGGAGGTAGAAAC